CATAAAAGATGCTGTCGTCGCAGGGACTGCAGTAACTGTTTATGAAAAAACGGGGGACTTTATCTTAAATGAATCTTTTATCATTGATGGTATAGAAAATTCAAGAGTTGCAATTGCAATTACTTCATATGGAATTTCTGACGTAAAATCCGTGTATGGAATTGTTGGATCAGCATCAACTTTTTCTGCCGATGCCATTCAATCGACAGGATTTAATGTTGGTATTGCAACAATTAGTGCATCTTCGGGTGGAGTAAGCACAGTAACAAGTCCAAATATTCTATTCCCTGGCAAAATTGTTAAAATTGGAAATCTAATTCAGTATAGCAATTCAACTAGCAGAGATCCTATAATCGCAAAAGTTGTAGGAGCAGGAAATACTACTATTGCTATAAGTGGAGTTACTGCTGTTAGTGGTATTGCTTCAGGTCAATTGCCCTCTTCATCATTAAATGTAACTGATTTTAAAATCTTAACAACAAATCTAGAAACATCAACTGATAATACTTTATACACTAGACTACCAAAAATTAATGTATCTAATGTAGATTTAACTAATGCAGTTCTTGGAATTAGAACGGTCTTTACTGTTAATATTTCAGGAAATCAAACAACTACAATCACTGCTGGAACAAATGAAACTTTCTTACCCTTTGATGAAGAAAGATATGCGTTAGTAACTTCAAATGGACAGACTGAAGTTTTAACATCTGATAAAATTCAAATTGATTCTACAGGAACTCAATTAGCAGTATATAATCTTTCCACGTCTTCCGATACTGGAGCAACTTTAATTGCAACTACTAGAAAAATTAAACCAAAAACAAAGCTAAAAAGAAAAAACAGAGTAAATTATATTACAGTAGACAAGTCAAAATATGAGTACTCTGGAATTGGTACAACTACTTTAAATGATGGGTTATCCTATGGAAATTATCCCTTTGGCACTAGGGTTCAAGACGAAATTATTTCTCTTAACACTTCAGATATTATAGAAATTCACGGCATTTTTGAATCTGTTGATACAAATAGTGCATCTGCTCCCACATTAGATCTTTCTTCTATTAATGGACCAACTGCAACTACTTCCGACTTAATTATTGGCGAGAAAATAACAGGACAAACTAGTGGTGCGGTTGCTATTTTTGCAGAAAAAGTTAATGATACAAAGATTTCTTTCGTTTATAAAAATCAAAAGACATTTAAAGAAGGGGAAACTTTAAAATTTGAAGAATCTCAAATTCAAGCAATAGTACAAACAATTAATGCACCAAGTTTTGATATTTCTTCAAACTTTACTTTCACAAATGGTCAAGAATCAACTTTTTATGATTATGGAACGATTAAGAGAAAAGTTGGATTACAAGAACCTACTAAAAAATTAAAAATATATTTCTCAAATGGGTACTATGAATCTAATGATGATGGAGACATAACAACCGTCAACTCTTACAATACTTTTGATTATGGGTCAGAAGTTCAAACAGTTAATGGAGTAAGGAACTCTGATATTATTGATATCAGACCTAAAACTTCAACTTATACAGTTGCTGTGGATTTAAGATCACCACTTGAATTTTATGGAAGAACTTTTAACGGATCTGGAAATTCTGCTAGAAATATTTTAGCATCTGATGAATCTATTTTAACATCTTTCTCATTCTATCTTGGAAGAATTGATAGAATTTATTTAACAAAAGAAGGAAAATTTCAAGTCAAGTATGGAGTTCCTTCAGAAAGACCAGAAAAACCAGTTTCTGTTGATGACGCTTTAGAAATTGCGACGATAAATTTACCAGCATACTTATATAATACATCACAAGCAGCCATTCAATTCTTAGAGCATAAAAGATATAGAATGGTTGATATTAAACAACTTGAAAATAGAATCAAAAATCTTGAATACTATACTGCACTATCTTTACTGGAAACAAACACTGCAAACCTTTTTATTCCGGATGGAGATGGTTTAAACAGATTTAAGTCAGGATTCTTTGTTGATAATTTTACATCACTATTAGCACAAGAAGATTCTATTTTTTACAAGAACAGTATTGATATAACAAATAAGCAACTAAGACCAAGACACTACACAAATTCCGTCGATTTAATTTTTGGTCCAGTAACAGGTGTAGATCCAACAGAAGATCTTGCATTTACTCCGATAGAAGGAGTGAATGTTAGAAAATCTAAAGATGTTGTTACTTTAGATTATGCTGAAGTTGAATGGTTAAAGCAATCGTTTGCAACTAGAGCAGAAAGCGTTACTCCTTTCTTAATTAGTTTCTGGCAAGGTTCATTAGAACTATCTCCAGCATCAGATACTTGGGTTGATACTGTAAGATTAGAAGCCAAGATTATTCAAGCAGAAGGAAATTATGCGGAAACTTTATCAAATGCAGTTAGAACTCTTAATGTAGATCCTCAGACTGGATTTGCGCCAGTTGTTTGGAATGCTTGGGAAACAAATTGGACTGGTCAAGAAGTTATTAACACAACCAGAACCAGAACTGAAACTGAAAGAGGAGGAACTTTTGGCGTAGGTGGGTGGATTAATGGTGGAAGTGGAACTGCACAATTGAGACAAGTTGAAACAACCTCAGTTATCCAAGACAATCTTAGAGAAATCAGAGATACTGGAGTTCAAACAAGAACTGGCACAAGAACAATTGTAACCGAACAGTTTGATAATACATCCGTAGGTGATCGCGTTGTAAGTAGAAATCTCATTCCATATATGAGATCTAGAAATATTCAATTTGTATCCAAAAAACTTAAACCACTAACTCAAATTTATGCTTTCTTTGATGGTGTTGATGTTACTCGTTACTGTGTTCCTAAGTTATTAGAAATTTCAATGATTTCTGGAACTTTTGAGGTTGGTGAAAAAGTTATTGGAACTGTTCAAAACACTGGATTAAATCCAAGTTTGGGTCAAGATGTTGCTAGAATTTCTCTAAGAGTTGCACAGTCTAATCATAGAGAAGGTCCTTATAACGCAGCAACAACCACATATCCAAATAATCCATACACAGGACAAACTTTACAATCAACTTACTCATCAACATCTAATATTTTGAATGTTGATACTTTCTCACTTTCAAATCAACCACAAGGTGAATATAGCGGATGGGTAGAATCTGGTATGATTTTGGTTGGTCAGACAAGCGGAGCACAAGCAACTCTTACCAATGTAAGGTTGGTATCAGACTTATCTGCAACTTTAATTGGAAACTTCTTTGTTCCAAATCCAAACACAAATATTCATCCAAAATTTGAAACTGGAACTAAAACATTTACTCTAGTCAATAGTAGCACAAATGACCAAAATGTTGCCACTACAATTGCAGAGGAAGGATTTATTTCTAGCGGAACGCTAGAAACAGTTCAAGAAAATATCATTTCCGTAAGGAATGCTAGAATCCAAAACAAGCAAGAGTTTGAAGAAAGAGCAGTATCTAGAACTACAGGAACTCAGGTTGTAGGAAGCACAACTTTATCACAATCAAGAAGAGATGTATTAGTTGGATGGTATGATCCTCTTGCACAATCTTTCTTAGTTGAAGATGAAACAGGAGTTTTCTTAACTAAATGTGAGGTATTTTTCAGATCTAAGGATGATATGGACATTCCTGTAACGTTCCAATTAAGAACGATGCAGAATGGATTTCCAACTCAAAGAATTCTTCCATTTGCCGAAATTACTTTAGATCCAGGGGATGTTCAAACTTCAGCAGATGGATCCGTAGCAACTACATTTAATTTTGATGCTCCAGTTTACTTAGAGGGTGGAAAAGAGTATTGTATATGTCTTGCATCAAACTCAACAAAGTATAGTGTTTATGTATCAAGAATTGGTGAAAATGATTTATTGACTCAGACATTTATTTCAAATCAACCATACCTTGGGTCACTCTTTAAATCTCAGAATGCATCAACTTGGGAAGCAAGTCAATGGGAGGATCTTAAGTTTACTCTTTACAGAGCTGACTTCTTAACTTCAGGAACTGTTGATTTTTATAGTCCAGAATTAACTGGGGGAAATAAGCAAATTCCAACATTAATGCCAAATTCCCTCAGTCTAACCTCTAGAAAAATTAGAGTTGGACTTGGATCAACTGTTCAAGATTCTGGATTAACATTAGGGAATACTATCATTCAACAAGGAACTAATGCAACTGCAAATTATGTCGGAGCTGCGGGGAGTGCTTCTGGATCACTTAATGTAATTAACTCCGGAATTGGTTATACGCCATCTAGTGGTGGATTAACAATCAATAATATTGATCTCGTAACAGTCACAGGAAGTGGAAAAAATGCCACGGCTAATGTAACGGTGTCTAATGGAGTCGCTGTTGCAGCAACTATTACAAGTGGTGGTGTTGGATATCAAATAGGAGATGTAGTTGGAATTAGCACGTTTGGCGCTATTGCAGTAGGAAGAAATGCAAGATTTTCTATCGTTTCTATCGCAAGCACAAATCAATTAATTCTTGACAATGTTCAAGGTGAATTTGTGGTTGGATCTGCAAAAACTGTACAATATATTAATAACTCTGGTATAACAACATCATTAAATGCGTCTATTGGTGGTGGAGTATTGGTCAATTCTATTGATACGATTAGTGATGGATTGCATATTAAAGTAAATCATCAAAACCACGGAATGTATTCTAATGAAAACTATGTTATTATATCAAATGCACAATCTGATGTTATTCCAACAAAACTAAGTGTTGCTTACAATACAAATTCAACAGGATCAATTAGTGTTGATAGTGCAACTAATTTCTCAACGTTTGAAAATGTAGGCGTTGGAACAACTAATCCAGGATACTTATTGATAGGTGATGAAATTATTGAATATACTTCTGTCTCTGGCAACTTAATTGGAGGAAATATATCTAGAGGTGCAAATCTAAAGAACTATCCAGTTGGAACTCCAGTTTACAAATATGAACTAGGTGGTGTATCTCTAAGAAGAATTAATAAAACACACTATTTGAATAATGCAACTGTATCGGAACCAATAACATTTGATTCTTATAACATAAAATTAGATATGAGTTTAAACGGTATCGGTAGAACTAGCGATACTGGATATCCTAAACTTTATATTAATCAAACCAAATCTGCTGGGGGATATAACACTAAGGCAACTCAAAATATGCCTTACGAAATTATAACACCTATCATTCAAAATCTGACTGTAAGAGGAACATCTTTAAATGCTTCACTTAGGACTGTAACTGGATCAAGTATAAGTGGTAACGAAATTCCATTCATCGATAATGGATTTGAACCAATTAGTATTGGAAAACCAAACTACTTAGACAGCACAAGAATTATATGCTCTAAAGTTAATGAGAACGAAAAACTATTGAATCTTCCTGGCAACAAATCAATGAACCTTAGACTACAACTTGATACTGTAGATTCTAGATTAAGTCCCGTTATTGACACACAGAGAGTATCAACTATTTTAACTTCTAACAGAGTTAATAATGTAGTATCAAATTATGCAACTGATTCTAGAGTTAACACTATTGATCAGGATCCAACTGCATTCCAATATATTTCTAAAGAAATTAATTTGGAAAATGGAGCAAGTTCTATAAAAATCCTTCTGAATGCACATATTAATCAGTACTGTGATATTAGAGCACTTTATGCGATTAGTGATAAGTCAAACTTTAATCCGGTTTTTGTTCCATTCCCAGGATATTTAAATCTAAACACTAAAAATGAAGTCATCAACTTTGCCGATAGTGATGGAAGATCAGATGTATTTGTAACTCCAACACAATCTTTAGGATTTGAAGCATCCGATATTCAATTCAAAGAGTATGTATTTACCATTGACAAATTGCCTTCCTTCAAGTCATATAGAATTAAATTAATATTAACTTCTACAAATCAAGTCTATGTTCCAAGAATTAAGGATTTGAGAGTTATTGCTTTAGCATAATATGGACTATTTGAAAGTTGAAGGATACTCTCATCTAATGAGAGATCAAAATACAAATTCAATCATCAATACTAATATGTCAGAATATCAAGAGTATGTTTCTAGAAGAAATGCAAAAAGCGAGGAGAATCAAAAAGTACAAAATATAGAAGAGGAACTTGCTAGTATGAAAGATGATATTGATGAAATTAAAAATTTACTTAGGAGTTTGGTAAATGGATCCCGATGAAATTCAGTTGGAGGACTTATCTAAAAGTTTTGAATATATGAAAGCGTGTATTGAAATAGATGCCGTTGAAGATATTGATCAAATAAAAATAGTTGCGAAAGCTTATATGAAATTATATTTAAAGCAACAAGAAGTTCTTAAAGACCTAATTAAACTATAAATATTTAAAAAGTAGAAAATAATGGCGCAACCATCTACTAGACAAGAATTAATAGACTACTGCAAAAGAAAACTGGGAGCGCCAGTTTTGGAAATTAATGTTGCAGATGAGCAAATTGAGGATTTAGTTGATGATGCCATTCAATTTTTCCAAGAAAGGCATTTTGATGGAGTTTATCCAACTTTTTATAAGTATAAATTAACTCAAAATGACATTGATAGGGGAAGATCTAGAGGCAGTGGCCTTGCTGTTGGTATTGCAACTACAACGGTAACCACAAATATAGTTGGAACTGCTACAACATTTACATATGAAGAGAATAGTAATTATTTGCAAGTTCCACCAAATGTTATAGGTGTAAATAAGATTTTTCATTTTGATGGATCTAATACCATCACACATAATATGTTCAGCGTAAAATATCAATTATTTTTAAATGATATTTATTATTGGGGAACAACTGAACTTTTAAGTTATGCAATGGTTAAAACATATCTCGAAGATCTTGATTTTCTACTTACCACACAAAAACAAATTCGCTTTAATAAAAGGCAAGATAGACTTTATTTGGATATTGATTGGGGATCTGTAAGAGTTGATGAGTATATTATTATCGATTGTTACTCAACACTGGACCCAAATGATTATTCAAGAGTCTGGAATGATTCTTTTATCAAACCATATTTAACATCATTAATCAAACGTCAATGGGGACAAAATATGATGAAGTTTACTGGAGTTAAACTTCCAGGTGGTGTAGAACTGAATGGTAGACAAATGTATGATGATGCTCAGAGAGAAATTGATATCTTAATGGAAAAAATGTCAAATACTTATGAACTTCCACCTCTTGATATGATAGGATGATCATATGCTTAATCCATTTTTTTTACAAGGATCTAAAGGAGAACAGGGGTTAATACAAGATTTAATCAATGAACAACTTCGTATGTATGGGGTTGATATTCATTATTTACCAAGAAAATATTTAACTGAAAAAACAGTTTTAAGAGAAGTAATAGAGTCTGCTTTTGACGACGCATATCCACTAGAAGCTTACATTGAAAATTACGAAGGATATGGAGATAATACTACCATTCTTTCAAAGTTTGGAATACAAGCACTTAATGAATTAACTATAACAATATCAAGAGAAAGATTTGAAAGTTATATAGTCCCTCTTATACAAAATAAACCTAATATTAAGTTAGGAACACGTCCAAAAGAAGGAGATCTAATCTATTTTCCCCTTGGTGATAGATTATTTGAAGTTAAATTTGTAGAGCACGAGCAACCATTTTATCAATTACAAAAGACATATGTTTATACTTTAAAATGTGAACTCTTTAGATATGAAGATGAAGTTATTGATACTGGTATTGATGAAATAGATGATACTAATGTTGGTGGCGGAGTTACTACTGGAGGAATTGGAGGCGGTGTCGCAGTAACCCAAACACTTACAATGGTTGGAGTTGGAACAACAGCAACCGCAATAACAACATTTCTTAATGGTGGAATTAGGTATATTACATTAACTAATAGAGGTGGAGGTTATTCTAGTATTCCAACCGTTGCAATATCATCAGCTCCTTCCGGGGGAACGACTGGTGTTGCAACAGCGACTATGATTGATGGTATTGTTGTTTGTAATGATAATGTTAACCCCAAAAACAAATCTGTTCAAAGTGTATTATTAATAAATCCCGGATCTGGGTATACTGTAGCACCGGGAGTAAGATTTATTGGTGGGGGTGGATCTGGAGCTGCAGCAACAGCATCAATAGGAACTGGAATCATTGGACCTATTACGGTAACTAATGCTGGATCTGGATATACTACTGCCCCAACAATAACTTTTACTGGAATAGCATCAGTATCGGCTGCAGCAACAGCAGTTGTAAGCACAGCAGGATCAATCACTGCAATCAGAATTACAAATTCTGGACTTGGATACACAACTGCACCCACTATTACAATATCTGCGCCATCATTTGTTGGTGTTGGAACTT